CGGCTGAGGCTCTCGGACCTGCAACGGAGTCGGCGATAGTGGCTGAGCATCCACCGCAACAACCCGACGCTTCCCAACGCGGACTGGTTTGTCGTCAGTGCGGTTGCCGACACTTCTGGGTACTCTACACCCGCCGCATCGCCGGCGGCCGACTGATTCGTCGGCGCGAGTGCCGGCACTGCGGCAAGCGCTATACCACCACGGAGAAGATCGTGCATTAGGAGGCAATCCGCCGGGACGTTCTGCCGGTAGAACCGATTTCCAGAAACCGCAGCAAAAGGTCTTCCGCACTGCAACAGCGCCGCTAAAAAGAACAGAGATAAACGAACCCGGCGACGCCGGCGGCTGATCATCGCGGGCGAAACCAGACCAACGAACAGGCCATGCGGGGCCGCATTCCTCGCGTGGTCTTTTTTCGTTGGTCTCGCCGGTTCGGTCCCTCGCGAGAGCGGGTGGGCCAGTGCCCGGCGAGGTCTTTTTCACGGAGTGCGGCTGCCTTGACAGGGGAATCCCGACCGGCGCGAGGAAGGGCGCATCGCTTGCCGTCCCCGTGAAAACGCCTCGCATGCTTGGTGCGACTCCAAGACCCGCCACTTGAGGAGAAGTGGCAATGGCTGACGACCTCGAACAGACGATCCGCGAGAACGCCCAGGGGCCGGCCGAGGCGCATGGTGACTCGGGCGGAATGAAGCAACACAACCTCCGCGACCAGATCGAGGCCGACCGCTACCTCGAGAGCAAGAGGGCGGCCAAGAAAAAGGATTTGGGCATCGGCATGAAGAAACTCGTCCCCCCTGGATCCGACTGACCATGTTCGGTTGGCTCAAGAAAAACCTCTTCGGCAGTAATGCACGGCGGCGTCCCTTGCGGGTCGTCCACGTGCCGCTGAGCGTTCGCGGCCGCTACGATGCCGCAGCCACGACCGAAGAGAACCGCCGCCACTGGGCCAATGCCGATCTGCTGTCGGCCGATGCGGCCGCCAATCCCCAGGTCCGCCGCGTGCTGCGCAGCCGGGCGCGGTACGAAGTGGCCAACAACAGCTATGCCCGCGGGATCGTGCTCACCTTGGCCAACGACTGCGTGGGCACGGGACCGCGTTTGCAGATGCTCACCGACGACGCCGAGGCCAACCGGCTCGTCGAGCAGCAGTTCGACGAGTGGGCCACGGCGATCAACCTGCCTGAGAAGCTCCGCACGATGCGCATCGCCCGGGCTGAATCGGGTGAGGCCTTTGCGATGCTCCTGTCCAACCCGAAAATCGATTCGCTGGTGAAGCTCGACTTGCGGCTGATCGAGGCCGATCAGGTCGCCACGCCAGAACTGGCCGGCCCCGACTCGCCGAGCAACGCGGTCGATGGAATCGTCTTCGACTCCTTCGGCAACCCGGTCGAGTATCACCTGCTCCGCAGCCATCCGGGCGATCCCTGCGGCGGTTCGCTGGAATACCAGCGCGTGCCCGCGGCCGCGATGATCCATTATTTCCGCGCCGACCGCCCGGGCCAGAGCCGGGGCGTGCCCGAGATCACCCCCGCGCTACCACTCTTCGCCCAGCTTCGCCGGTACACGTTGGCCGTGCTGGCAGCAGCCGAGACGGCCGCCGATTTCGCGGCCGTGCTCTTCACCGACGCGCCCGCCAACGGCGAGGCGGACGCCGCCGAACCGTTCGAGCCGATCGAGCTGGAGAAGCGGGCACTGCTGACGATGCCGGGCGGCTGGAAGATGAGCCAGATGGAAGCCGAGCAGCCGGCGACCACCTATGGCGAATTCAAACGCGAGATTCTGAATGAAATCTGCCGCTGTCTCAACATGCCGTACAACATCGCGGCCTGCAACAGCAGCGGGTACAACTACGCCTCCGGTCGCCTCGACCATCAAACCTATTTCAAGGCGATCCGCGTCGAGCAATCTCACCTCGAGTGTGTGGTGCTCGACCGCATCCTCGCCGCCTGGCTCGACGAGGCGGCGCTGATCCCCGGCCTGCTCCCGGCGGGGACCGGGCCGATCGCCGCCTGGGAGCACCAGTGGTTCTGGGACGGGCACGAACACGTTGATCCGGCCAAGGAAGCCACCGCGCAGGCCACGCGGCTAAGCAACCACACCACCACGCTCGCCGATGAATATGCGCGGCGCGGGCAGGACTGGGAATCGCAGGTGCGACAGAGGGCCAAGGAAGTGGCGCTGCTGAAGGAGCTTGGCATCGCGCCGGTGGCGGCGCAGCCCGCGAGCCCGACCGCCGAGGAGCCCGCGGACGAACCGACCGACGAAGAAACGGAGACCGCCGATGCCGCGTGAAATGCGATTCGTCAGCCCGGTGGACGTGTCCATCGAGGCGACGGCAGGTGAGGACAAGCCGACGCTGGTGCGCGTCGATGCCTACAGCGGCGGCTTGATGACCGTCGCCGGATTTGGCCCGGTCGTCCTTGATGTCGAAGGCATCCAGTCGCCCGAGCGCGTGCCGCTCCTGGCCGACCACGAAAACCGCATCGAAGCCGTGCTGGGGAGCGGCGTCCCCACGCGGCGCGACGGTCGCTTGGCGGTCGAAGGAACTCTCTCTCGTTCCAGCGAGCGGGCGATGCGAGTGATCGATCTGCATCGCGAAGGCGTGCCATTTCAAGCCAGCGTGGGTGCGGAGCCTCTTGAAACGGAGCGGATCGCCAAGGGGCGACAGGTGGTCGTCAACGGCCGCGCCATCCGCGCCGAGGCGTCGAGCTTCCTGCTCGTGCGTCGCTCGCGGCTTAAGCATGTCGCCATCGTCGCCAACGGTGCCGACGGAGACACCAGCGTCAACATCGCGGCCGCGGCCGCACCATCGAAGGAGAAGAGCGACATGGAATTCGCGCAATGGATCGAGGCCCAGGGGTTCGTCAAGGACGATCTGGACGACAAGCAAATCGCCAGCCTGCGGGCGATGTATGACGCAGCCAACAAGCCATCCGGCACGGACGCCGCCGCGGCGGGCACGGACGCGGCGAAATCCGCCGTGGCTCAATTGCGGGCGGAGCTCGCGGCCGAGACGGCGAGGGTCGCGGCGATCCGCAAGATCTGTGGTGGTCGTCACCCCGACATCGAGGCCCAGGCGATCGGCGAGGGCTGGGACGCCGCGAAGACCGAATTGGCGGTGATCCGCGCGGAGCGTCCCAGAGCTCCGGCGATCCACGCCGCCGGCGAAAGCGGCCCCATCGCGGGCGAGGTGATCGAGGCGGCGCTGTGCGGCACGCTTCGCACGCCGGGCCGCGACAAACTGTTCTCCGACCACGTTCTCGAAGCGGCCGACAAAAAGTATCGCCAACTGGGACTCCATGAAATGATCCTCATGGCCGCGCAAGCCAACGGTTACGTCGGCCGCCCGACAGTCACCAAGGCCACGCTGCCGGATATCTTCCGCGCGGCGTTCGCGCCGATCAATGCGGCGTTCAGCACGCTCTCGCTGCCCAACATTCTCTCGAACGTCGCCAACAAGGAACTGTTGGCGGGATTCATGGAGGAAGACCAGTCGTGGCGCGAGGTTTCAATTACCCGCACGGTGAGCGACTTCAAGACGGTGACCAGCTACCGAATGCTCGATGACATGGAGTACGAGGAACTGGCCCCCGACGGCGAGATCAAGCACGGCAGACTGTCGGAGGAGACATACACCCGCAAGGCGCGGACCTACGCCAAGATGTTCTCGCTCACGCGGGACAAGATCATCGACGATGACTTGGGCGCGTTCGAGGACTTGCGGACGCGGCTGGGCGCCGGCGCGGCGCGAACGTTCAATAAGGTGTTCTGGACGCGGTTCCTCGACAACTCGACGCTGTTCACGTCGGGGCGCGGGAACTACGTTGCCGGCGCCGATTCCGCCTTGGACATCAACGGCACCGGCTTGCAGAAGGCCATTCTGGCCTTCCGCAAGCTGAAGTCGCCCGACGGCAAGCGAATCGGCGGACTGCCGACGATCCTGCTCGTGCCGCCCGAACTGCAGTTCATCGCCCAACGGCTGTACCAGAGCACCACGGTGAACACCGGCGGCGCGTCGGCCAACGATTCGGTCCCCAGCGACAACATCCACGCCGGCAAGTATCGGCCGGTGGTGGTGGACTGGCTGAGCGACGCCGCGTTCACTGGGCAATCGGCCAAGGCGTGGTATCTGCTTCGTTCGCCCGCCGTGCTGTCGGCGGTGGTCGTCAGCTTCCTCGACGGCGTGCAGACGCCGACCGTCGATGTGGCCGAGGCGGACTTCAATCAACTGGGCGTGCAGTTCCGCGGCTATCACGACTTCGGCGTTGATCTCGCGGAATGGCTCGCCGGCATCAAGGCCAAGGGCGAAGCCTGAGCATAGCACCTTTGCGACGGAGGAGATCGCCATGTCCGACGTTCTGTCCCTCGTAGCGGCTGAGATCGCGGCCTTCCTGTCCGCGACCGACAAACGCGAACACCTGATCGTCCGCAGCGAGAAGCTGTTCGACGAGGTGGTCGAGCCGATCGATCTGCCGGGTCCGGACCGCTTGGTCGATCCGCTCCTGCGTGCGGCCATCCGTCCGTTGGTCGGTCGCCTGTACGACGAGTTGGTCAAGAAGTTGGAGGCGCCTGCCCATGCTGCCTGAACTGACCCCGATGCAATGGACGCTGCTGTCCGCCGCTGCGGCGCTGGTGATCGTGCCGCGCTTGGGCGCGCTGTGGGCGCCGTTGGCTTCACTGGCCGGGCTGCTGCGGCGCAGGGCCAAGACGCCTGACGTCCACGCCAAGGTGGACGCCTACCGCACGCTGGCCGGGGACCTATCGGCGGACGTGGCCAAGCAGGTGTGGTCCGCGATTCAGTCGCCCGTGCCGGGCGGCGGAGGTGACGCATGAAACCGGCCGACTTCCTGGCCATCGGTTTGGCCTTCGTGGCCATCGTGTACTTGGGCGGCGGCGCCCAGCGCCCCGATGACTCGGCGATTCCGCGGCCGGCAGCGGAGGTTCAACAGGTGGTCGCCCCGGTGACCGCCGCGCTTGCCGGCCACCGCGACGAGGCGAGGCAACTGGCCGCGTTCTACAAGAGCGCGGCGGAAACGGTGTTTCGAGACGGCGCGGGGGCGAAGGTGATCAAGAGCACCGCGCACCTGCGGACGTTCTGCGAGCGCGCGGCAACGCTTCGATTCCAGGGGGCGTTCCAGAAAGTGCCCGGGCTGTCGGCGGCGATCCACGGTCCCGGCGGCGCGCTGGCGAAGCTGCTTGGGCTGGAGGTGGCGGAACTCGATCACGCCAAGGCGGCCGCGGCACTCCGCGCTGTGGCTTGGGCCTGCCAGGAGGCCGCACGATGACGGTGCATTTTCGGTCGCCGGCCGAGATCATGGCCGCCTACGACAGCGGGCTGCCCGGCTGGCGATTCCATCCCGAGACGATGGACGCCTTGATGGCCGACGGCAAGGCCGCCCTCTTTGCCGATGCTGCGCGGCATCTGGCGGGCATTGGCAAAGGCAAGATGGCCCTCCTGTGGCGGAGCCGCGAACTCTACGATCCCGGTGCATTCGGGCAGGAGGCACAGACTCGTGGATCGTGTGTGTCGCATGGCAGCCGCAACGCCCGCGACACGACCCGTGCGGTCGAGATTCACATCAAGGGCGAGGCCGAGGAGTATTATCGCCGAGGCGCGACTGAGCCGACATACGCGGCAAGAGGCCACTACGGCGAGGGGATGGACCCCGCGGTGGCTACGCGGTTCGAGGCGGATTGCGGATTCCTCTTCCGCCAGAAGTACCCGTTCGCCGATCTGTCGCAACTCAACGAGGGGATGGCCAACCCGCGTTGGCTCACCGATGAGGTGCGTGCGGCCTGCCGCGCGCACAACGTCGGCCGGTGGGTTGCGCCAACGACGGCCGACGAGGTGAAGGACCTGCTCTACGCCGGCTACGCCCTGCACAGCGGACAGAACTTCGGCGTGGCTGCAAGGTCCGACGTCAACGGCGTTGCGGTCCCCTCGGGCCGCTGGTCGCACGACATGGCCACCGTCGGCTACGACGACACCCGCGAGGTCTATCCGGTCGGCGTGTTTTTGATCGTCAATTCATGGGGCCGATGGAACGAGCGGCCGCGCGTGTGGCCCGAGGACCGCTACGGCCCGTGGCCGGAAGGGTCGTTCTGGGTGGCCGAGGACGTCTACGCCCGCTACTTCGTGGGCAGCCGCAGCATCTTCGCGTACTGCGACATCAACGGGGTGCCGCAAAAGACGCTGCCGGACTATGGGAACCTCTCAAACCTCTTGGGGTGAAGAACATGAAACGCCTCTGCCTGTTGTGGGTGATGCTGTGTTGCTGCGGCTGCGGGGCCGTGCGTGCCGAGAGCGAATTGCGTGACGCGGTCGCGGTCGACCTGGCCGTGGCGACGATGGTTAGCGAGTCAACGCCGGCGCCGAAGCCCGACCGCTGCGAGCGGTGCAAGGGGACGGGTTCCATCACGCACGGCGACGGGCACCGCACGCCTTGCCCTGATTGTCAGGCGACCGCCGGCGAAAACTTCGGTGGCCCGCTCGATACGCTTCGTGACGCCAAGGAGTTGATCCGCAAGGGGAACGACCTGGCCGATCGCAGTAAGGCCCTGCTCGATGCGGCCCAACGTGATGGCAAGATCACGGTCGACGTCCATCTGCCGAAACCGTTTCCCGTGGCTGGCACTTCCGCCCCACAGTCGTGCCCCGGCGGCGTCTGCCCGGTCGTGCCACTGCGCCCGGAGGTTCCAGCACCGCCGCCCCAGACCGCGGAACCCGTACAAGGCAATACCTGTCCCGGCGGCGTCTGCCGCCCACGGCTTCTCTGGAGGTTCCGTCGATGATCGCCACGCAACTCGCAGCGGAAGTGGAATCGCTCGTCGCCAGTGGACTGCGACGGTCCCGTTGGTTGCGGGCGCGGCCGTGCGACAGCCGCTGGCTGATCGCCGCGAGCGTCGAGTACCTTTCTCAAGCCGCCTGTGACGGCAACCAAGTCGAACGGATGCGGTCGCACCTGGCGGGGCTTGTCCGTAGTCGCTACGGCAACCCGATCTTGGTGTGGTTCCTCATCAACGTCGTGCTGCCCATCGTGATCAAGCTGGTGATCGAGTGGTGGTTCCGTCGCGGGGAGGTTTGAGATGGCCGAAGTGTTTCAGGTCTGGTCGCCATTGATTCAGGGCGGGTTCGCGGTGTTCTCGCTCTTGCTGTTGGGCGTCAACGTCTGGCTGGTCAAGCAACTCTTGCGGGTGCTCAAGGACAACAACCGCGTGATCGCCGGCAATAGCCGGGCCATTGAGGCGGTGGCCACCATCGCCACCGATACCAAGGTGTTGATGCAGGACATCCGCGACCAACTCCTGCAGCGACCCTGTTTAATCCAGACGGAGCAGATTGAAGTAAGCTCGTGATCCGATGAAGTGTCGGGCGAGCGGGCCATCACCCGCCGCCAACAACACAGGGAGAAGCGATATGACAACCGCACGGTTCGTTCACGATGGCAATACCATCGATTACACCCCTGGCGCGGACGTGACCGCCGGCGACGTGATCGTGCAAGGCGATCTCGTCGGCATCGCCAAGTTGGACATCAAGGCGAACTCGCTGGGCGCGCTGGCGGTGGATGGTGTGTTCGATGTCCCCAAGGCCGCCGGATCGGCGATCAACGTCGGCACGAAGGTCTACTGGGACGCGACCAACAAGCTGGGGACAACCAGCGACGGCGGCGGGGCCAACAAGCTGCTGGGCAAGGCGATCCTCACGGCCGCCTCGGCGGCCACAACGGTGCGCGTGCGTCTGACCCAGTGAGCCTGGGAGGCCGACCGTGCTCAAAGCCGTCTACATTCACGAAGGTCGTCGCATCGACTACACCCCGCCCAGCGATGTGGCGGTCGGCGACGTCGTCGTGCTTGGCGATTTGGTGGGCGTGGCGACGGCCGACATTGCGGCGGGCCAGAAGGGGGCACTTGCCGTCGAGGGGGTGTTCGACTTTCCGAAGTCGGCCGGCCTCATCACGGTCGGCGCCATCGTCTTTTGGAACGCGGCCGCGCGCGTGGCGACGCTCGTGGCCGATGGGAACAAGGTGCTCGGCAAGTGCGTGCGTCGGGCCAACACGGCCGAGACCCGCGTTTGGGTGCGGCTCGGCCCGGGCTTGACCGTAACGCCGCAAGCGAGTTCGTCAAGCGGCAGTTCTTCTAGCAGCGGTTCCTCGAGCGGCAGTTCATCCGGCTCGTCCAGTGGGCAGCCGAGTTCCTCGGGCGGGAGTTCGTCGGGTTCGTCGAGCGGCGATTCGTCGAGCGGAAGCTCGTCGGCGCCTTCGAGCAGCGGACCGTCGTCGAGCAGTTCGTCCGCACCGTCGTCGTCGAGTTCCGGCGAGTCCTCCAGCAGCAGCGGTCCCCCTTCGAGCAGTTCCTCAGGCGAGCCGAGCAGTTCGTCTGGCCCGCCCAGCAGTAGCAGCGGTCTGTCTTCATCGTCGAGCGGTGTGTAATGGCCGACATCCTCCAACAAGCATCCGATTGGCTCGAAGCGAAGCGCACCCGCTTCGCCACGCGCCCAGTGGTCTACAGGCGTGGGGAGGCGACGGTCGAAGTGCTGGCCACCATCGGCCGGACGGTGTTCGAGACGGACAACGGTTACGGCGTGGTCGAACGAACCGAGTCACGGGATTTTCTTATCTCGGCGGTCGACCTGGTGCTTGCCGGACTGGAGACGCTGCCGCAGCGCGGCGACCGCATCCGCGAGACGCAGGGCGCGACCACGTTCGTTTACGAGGTCATGGCCCCGGGCCAGCAGCCGCACTGGCGCTACAGCGACCCGGGCCGCAGGACGCTGCGCATTCACACCAAGCACGTCGATACGGAGGTTGCGTAATGGCCGTAATCACCCAGATCGCCGACGCCGTAGTGGAGGAACTGAATGGCCACACCTTCAGCCAGCCACTGACGGCCCAGCGCCTCTACCGGCCGCAGTTCGATCTGTCGGAGATGAAGACGCTGCACGTGACCGTGGTGCCCAAGGCCCTGGCGATCAACAGCCTCAGCCGCGGCAGCGACAGCCACGAATACCAGATCGACGTGGCCGTGCAGAAGAAGTTCGAGACGGAGACGGCCGAAGAGCTTGACCCGCTCGTGGGCCTCGTCGAGGAGATCGCCGACCACTTCCGCACCCCGCGCCTGGCGTCGTTGCCCAGCGCCGTGTGCGTGAAGGTCGAGAACAAGCCGGTCTACGCCCAGGAGCACTTCGACGAGATGCGGCAGTTCACCAGCATCCTCACCCTGACCTTTCGCGTGGCGAGGTGAACTTGTGGTCGGGATGAAGGTCAAGACCAAGAGCCAGATGCAGAAGGTCGTCCGCAAGGCGAAGCGGGGCAACATCGAGAGCCTCGGGCACGCCGGCGCGGCGATCCGGTTGGTGGCCAAGCGAAGCGTCCGCAAGAAGAAAGGCCCCGCGCCGGCGGGCCAGCCGCCCCATACGCACACGAAGCGGCTCCCGCGAGCGATCAAGTATGCCGTGGAGAAGCAGCGGGGCCGCGTGGTGATCGGGCCGGATGTCGAGTCGTTTGGCACCGCCGGCAAGGCGCACGAGCATGGCGGGGTCTACAAGCAGGAACATTACGAGCAGCGTCCGTTCATGGGCCCGGCCCTGGAGAAGACCAAGGAACGCCTGCCCCGGATGTGGGCAGGCTCCGTGAAATAGGGAGAACCGACGATGGGCGTGAAACTCGGGATGGAAGCCAAGCTGTACCGCAACAGCGGCAACTACAGCACGCCGACGTGGGTCGAGATGCCCAACGTCAAGGACCTCACATTGAACCTGGAAACCGGCGAAGCCGACGTTACGACCCGCGGCAACGCCGGCTGGCGTGCGACGGTGGGCACGCTGAAGGACGGCAGTATTGAGTTCGAGATGATTTGGGACACGGCCGACGCCGGATTCACGGCGATTCGGCAGGCGTTCTTCGGCAACACGACAGTTGAAATGGCCGTCATGGACGGCGCGATCGCCACGTCGGGAACACAGGGCCTGCGGGCGACGTTCTCGATCACGAAGTTCAGCCGCAACGAGCCGCTCGAGGAGGCAATCACGGTCAGCGTGACGGCCAAGCCGACCTACGCCGAGCACGCGCCCGAGTGGATGACCGTCACCTGAGCAACGGAGCAACCCCACGATGAGGACTTTTCAGGACAACGCCGGCCGGACGTGGACGGTGGCCATCAACGTCGATGCGGTGAAGCGGGTCCGCGATCTGCTGAAGGAAGACCTCTTGGACGTGGAGAACGTGCTCAAGCGGTTGATGATCGATCCGATCCTGCTGTGCGATTGTGTCTACTGCGTCTGCAAGCCGCAGGCGGACGCCGAGAAGGTTTCGGACGTGGACTTCGCCCGGGCGATGGCCGGCGACGTGATCGCCCAGGCGAAGACGGCGCTGGTGGAGGAACTGGTGCTTTTTTCCCCCGACCCGAGGGACCGCGAGAACCTCGGGATCGCCGTCGAGAAGTTCAACGCGATGGCGACAAGAGCGAAGGAACTGGTCAAGGCCCGGCTGAACAGCCCGGCGCTGAGTCGGGAGATCGAGGCGGCGCTGAGCGCCGTTGGCGTCTCATTTACGAACTCGCCGGAATCGTCGGCGTCGACCCCGGACCGTTGACGCTGCGGGAGTTGTTCTGGATGGCCGAGGGCCGGCAGCGGGACCAGTGGAACCATACGGCGCAACTGCTAGCGATGGCCTACAACAGCCACCGCGACCCCAAGGCGCGGGCACTGACGCCGGCCGACTTCCATCCGCTCGCCGGCAAGCAGGCATCGCTGCCCAAGGTCAAGGATTTGAGCATCCTCAAGACGGTGTTCGTGAAGGAGTGAAG